AAACAGGGAAAGGAACTGATGGGCCAGATCGAGCTGCTCGATAGCTCCTACAACGTCAAGGAACGCATGTACGTCCGTGAGATTCAGGCCATGGGCTGGACCGTCACACGAACCGGTTACGGGCTGCTGCTCGAAAAACAGGGCGTTTCCCATGTTGCCCGTACATGGCCGCTCGACCTCAAGGGCCGAGTCAACGAGCGCACGGTTAATAGCCTGTCAGGTTCCCCAAGCGGCGTGCCGCGGGGAACCGGACAGGCGTCCTCCCGGCAATCCGATCTCGTCGTCGTCGGAACCGGCAAACCCGGCCACCTGTGGTGATCCATATGCTTACTCAGCTTCTACGGCACACGCGCTGCGACCATTGTGGCGTTCGCTATTGGAACCCCGTGCAGTGGCCAGCCAAGGCCTGTCCGTTGTGCCTCAAGCCAATCTAGGGCGCTTCGCATAATGGAGATTATGAAATGATCCTGACCTACGAGCTGGTCGATAACCCCGGCCACGAGTATGAAGAAGAAGTTGAAACGCAGTTCGATGCTTGTGTTCGCCTCCAGTCAATTGAGCCATTCTGTACCTGGTGGGCTCTTTCGTTCGACAACGGCGACACTGTCATGTCGTCTTAGGCGCTTCGCATAATGGCCTGAGCTTATGTTGAGCGGCGTCCGGACAATGCCTCCGGCTCCGGACGTCGCGTAACATAGGCTCGATTATGCGATGCGCCATCGACCTCGAATCCCGCCTGATCAAAACCGCTGAGCTGTACGCCCCGGGCCGCAAGGGCTCCGATGCCGTTACGTGGATCCTCGATGACTATCCGCGACTGGTCGCTGAGGTCCGCGATCTGAGAAAACGACTCTCGCAACTCGACCAGGAAGGCGCTGAACTGGATCAGCTGCTCGCCGAGCTGCAGCACATCGCACGTCGAATCCTCGAGGTCTGATTGCTAGCGTTTTCGTCCTCGAGCGCCAGGTCCTGGACAAGAATCTGCTAGCACCTCACTCGAGAGACCTGCTAGCATTTCTGCACCTGGTGCGATCGATCCAGGACTAAAAATGCTAGCAAGGAGAGACTCCATATGATGCTGACCATCCGCGACGTTGATGAATCCTTGGTTCGGCAAGCCAAGGTCGCTACAGGCAAGGGCACCGGTAGCCAAGCCTTCATCGCCGGCATCGAACTAATGATCAGGCAGCGTGACCGCATAGAGGATTTGCAGGAGGAGGTTCGCGCTTTGCGTGAGCAGGTCGGCGTCTATCGTCGCACCCTTCAGGATGCTCACGCCGCCGCTGTCAAACTGGCGGAGGTTGCCGGCCAGGGCGACATGTTTCATCCAACCTCTGACAATCCGCTTCGACCTGGCTACCGTCGCTAGCACTTTTCGTTCTGCAGCTGCTGCACCAGGTCGATTACTGCTAGCAAAACGTCCCGCGGATCTCGTCCAGGATCTCGCTTACTGCTAGCGGTTCGGTGTCCTCGACCTCGCCGCTCGCGGCGATTAGTCGCCTGCACGACCTGAACTGACTGCCTCGTCGTCACCGCGACGATACCCGCGCAGCGGCCGATCTCCCCTCAACGAAAAAGCCCCCGACGGCCTCAACGGCTCGCCAGGGGCTTCTCGCGATCTTCGTCCAACTGTCCCGCCACCAACTCAACCCGCGCCCCGATCTGCCCAAATGGAACCGCTCCTGGGCTTCTCTCTGCCGCTCTCCCAGGACCCTCAGCACCTGAGCTGGTCAGGTCATGGTAATTCGGTAGCGATCAGCAGCGCTTTTCGCTTTACCCCCGGCTTCTCGCGCGGACCGAAGACGAGCGAAGCGAAGCCCGGAGGACGAATGTCCGGAGGGTGAGGACGACGCTTCATCAGTCCGAATCGAGGTCCGCCGCGCGAGAAACCGGGGGGCTCTTGATCTTGCTTTTCGCTTCACCGGCGCAGCCGGGTCCACCTTCTCTAATGGTGGACTCTTGTCTCATGGTGAGACTTTTGCTCGGTTTTCGACCGATCAGCGTAGGGATTCTTGCTCGTACCCGAACAGCACGCCTTTCAACGCGATCCGTGCCTGATTCCTGATATCAGGCGGCAAGGACTCGAACCGTTTCAGGATCGGCACCATGTCTTCGGAAACCGTCCTTTCGGTGTCACTCAGCAGCAGCTCATCCGTGCTTACGCCCAGCACTAGGGCAAGCCTGACTATGGTCTCTGCGGTTGGCTCTGAGCGCCCCGCTTCGTATGCCGTGTAGCTCGACTTGCTGACGCCTGCACCCTCCCAGACTTCCCGCTGGGTGAGCTTCTTCGCCACCCTGAATTTCTTCAGGTTGCTTGCGATGGTCATGGCACGTTCCTGCTGTTGTTTCGTCATGACAGCATCCTAGGCACTGTGGTTCCGTACAGTTCCGGTTAACCAATACAAAAGGGGTTGCATTCCGTCTTCTCGCAGTCTTATGATCCCGCCCACATTGTATCGGCATACCGATATTGACAGGGATTTCACTGTGCTCGACAAAATCCACCTCTTCGTCCCGTTTCGCGTCGATGCCATCGCTACCAGCACCGGTAAGCGTGGCAATGAGCTGCTGGTCGTTGATCTGGAAGCGCTCGGTGTTCCGCTTCGTGCTACCAGCGTGCTTGCAGATGGGAAGGGTGGTTATCAGGTCGAAGACATCAGCCACGCCTGGGAAAGCCTGTCGACTGGCTTCACGCCGCTCGCCTTCAAGGTGTTTCACCAGTCTCTCGGAAAGCGCGTGCAGCCCGGCGTCGAGCTGAAAGCCAGCCCGGCCAAGCTGCTCCAGGGGCACAACGTGTTCGGCCCGACCTCGATCCGCAAGGGCGGGGAGGTCATGTTGAAGTGGCTTGCCGGGTCCTACCCGAAGCTATGGGCCTTGCTGGACTGGCAGGCCGCCGAGGTCTACGGCATCGATTGCACGTATTCCGCCCGCCTGCCCGACGAGCGAACCGCGCTCCAGCTGATCCAGGCGCTGCGCGGCGTCAGCAACGGCCAGACCCGCAACCGTGGTGACGACTACGAAACTACGGCTTACTGGGGCTCCAAGGAAACCCGTCTGCGCAAGCTCAAGGCCTACCTCAAGGGTCCTGAGTTTCGCCGCCAGCTCGACGATGCCATCAAGGCCGCTCGCGCCTACGGCGGCGCCAACTTCGTGCCAGCTCAAGCCTTTGCAGCGCACCGGCTGTTGGCCGTTCTCCAGAATCCCGCGCTCCAGGAGTGGGCGCAAAACCTTCTTCGTCTCGAAGCCACTGTCATGCACCGCTGGCTCGAACGCAGAAACATCCCGACGAATCTATGGGCGCTGTGTAACTACCAGGAACAACTGGCAGAGCAGGGCAGCTGTTTTATTCAGTGGTGTTGGGAACAAGTAACGAAAGAACTGTTTGCGGCCTTTGAAGGTATCTCCATGAGAGTAATTAATGATGAAAAAGTGCTGGCCGCACTTAAAGCCCGTTGGACTAAGTTCGACAAGAACGGCAAGGCCAATGAGACAGTTGCTCTAAACCTGTTTCGGACATATCGCAGCATTAAGGATTACGGCTGGCAAGAAACCATGGACTCTATGTCCCGTGCGACTTTCTACCGGCACGTTGATCAGATTTGCGAATGCGGACTATCAAAGGCTGCTTTGCAGAAGTTGAAGGCGGATGACCATAAAAACAACGTGGTCCCGATCTTGCGATTCCTGCAAGTTGATTTCAGCGCTCAGCGTCCCGACTGGTACGTCGAGCCATCGGTAGAAGCGGCATGATTATTCATGGTCGCGTTTTCTGCGACTCCTGCCGCGAATACATGGGTCAAGTTTGGAACGAGCCGGTTATCGATAAAAACCTGCTCGCCCAGGAGGAAGCGCACTTCTGTTCAATCGAGTGCGTGTTTAGCGAAATCGTAGAAGTAACGCAATCGGGCAGACGCCCTAATTTAACGCCTGTGAGGTCTCAAATATGCTCGCTCTAGTCGGTCTCTGCCGTGGTTTCCATACCAACACTCGCACCGTTGGTCAGAACACTTTCGTAGATAACTCCGTCCTGGTCGAAGTTGAACAGCCGAACCAATACGGTTTGGTTGAAACCAAAACTATCGCTGTCAAGCTCTCTAAGCGCCATATGGAACTTGGCATGAACAACATGTGGAACCAATACAACGGCAAGCAGGTTTCCGTTCCGGTCTTCGTTTCCGCCTGGGCTTCCAAGTCCGGCTCGGCGGGCTTCGATTTCTGGTTATCCGGTGACGGCAAGCCGCTGAACCTCCAACTAGCCCCCGCACCTGTCGCGCCTGCCAAGGTTGCCGGCTGACCATGGCGCTCTGCGTAGAACTGGTCGGCTCGACCCTCACCGCCGTTGGTGAGTATTCCGACGCCTGCTCGGGCTACGCGCTTATGACCGCGCAAGAGTTCGCCAGTACGCCAACGCTGGCGGCGCTCTTCGCAGTCCCGGAACCAGAGACTGTCCAGACCGCTTTCGCTGCTGGGCTGACTCTGCCGCTAATGCTCTGGCTTTCCGCTTGGGCGTTCGGTGTTGTAGTGAATTACATCAATTCACGCACCGATGACACTGTAATCAACGAGGAGTAACAAACATGGACTTTTCCGCAATCTTAAGTGCTGTTGACGCTTCCACTATCGTTGCCGCTATTGCTGCCATTGCTGCAATCAAGGTTCTGCCGGGCGTCGCTAAATGGGGCTTCAACAAGGTTATCGGCTGGTTCCGCTAAGGAACACGCTGACGCCTCGCCGGGGGCCCCTTCGGGGGCCTTCTTCGTTTATGGGGATAAAACATGCTCATTCAATTCGGACTGTTCTTTTGGGGGGCTTTATGCGCTTGGGCAATTATCTCTGGCTTCTTGTCCTCACGTTGATTTCGGTGCCGGCTTTTGCGGTCGACTATGAATTCTCGTTTATTCGCCCTGCTACCTCATTTACTATTGGTAGTTCTACTAAGTTTCAATCTGCTGAAGAAGCATGTTCGGTCGGTGCTAAGTCTTTCCAACATCCCCAGGGCACCAGTGTCTATGACTCGCACACGTTAAGTGCTACGTCGAACCCCGCTTCATTCACTTGCGCCGTAAGGGTTCGCCGTCTATCCGATGGCTATACCTCTACCTTGACTGGCTCGGTTAGTCGTACTGGTGATTCATGCCCGGGCGGCGCTCAATATGATCCAGTACTCGGCAAGTGCGATGTTCCTGTTAATCCTTGTAAGGATAAAGAGGGCCTTGAGGCTCCTTTCTCTAGGGCTGGCACAGCGCCTGACAACTTTATGAACATATCGTCAGGCGGCTATGGCATTCCGCAGCGTCAAGGCTGTAAGGACGGTTGCGCTGTTGAGATAACCGATCTCCGGTGTAAGACGTTCACCGCAGGCCCATACCTTTGCCGAGGCCTCATGGGCTATACCGGCCAACAGTGTTCTACAACTGGAACAGGTACTGAGGTTGCAGAAGACGTAAGCGAATCGGTTGATGCTGAAACCGTTAAAGAAGAAAAGCCCTGCGTATATACAACCGTTGCTGACAAGCAAGTTTGCGAGTCCAAGAAAAGCGAAGAAAATACTGGGGAGTCATGCGGTGAGGTTAATGGAGTTAGAACATGCGTTCCTAAAGCTCCGGACAAAAACGGGATTGATATCAGGACTGAGGCCACCACAAAGACAAATCCTGATGGAACCACGACTACAACTAAAACCGACACCGCAACTAGTACCACCTGTAAGGGCATAAAAAACTGTACGACTACCACTACGACCGTTACGACCACCACCACAAAGAATGCCAATGGGCAGACTACGGGTTCTAACTCAACCTGTACCGGTCCGCTTTGTCCAAATAAGTCATCAAACCCTGACGCGGATGGAGATGGTTTTGGCGATTGTGTCGGTGGTAACTGTGGTGGCATACCCGGTGGTCCTGGCGGTTCAGAAGTTGGCGCACAAGATTGGTTTACTCCGGGTGAGGATACGTTCGGAAGCGTGCTGACCGAATTTTCCCAGAAGGTTCAGCTGTTGCCCGTAAGTGTGCAAACAACTAAGTTCCTCACGTTTAACGCTTCTGGCGCATGCCCGCGCTGGAGTGTTTCAACTTGGGTCTTTGACTTCGACTTTGACCAGTTCTGCA